TATCGCCAGAAGCACCTTGTGGTCCAGTATCTCCAGTATCACCCTTGTCGCCCTTGTCACCCTTGATACCTTGAATACCTTGAATACCTTGCGCCCCAGTTGCTCCGACTGCACCAGTGGCTCCAACTAAGCTAGCTAACCATTGCGCTTCCGTACCTTGGAATCCATCAATAACAGCAACTTGATAAGCAGAAAAACCATTTTGACCTTGAGCGCCCGTTGCTCCTGTAGCGCCCGTATCCCCTTTTGGTCCAGTATTACCAGTATCGCCTTTGTCACCTTTTGCACCAGGTATTCCTTGCTCGCCCGTTAAACCGCGTTCGCCTTGGATGCCCTGAGAGCCAGTTGCTCCCGTATCGCCTTTATCACCTTTAACACCTTGAATACCCTGAGCTCCGGTGTCACCTTTGTCGCCCTTTAAGCCTTGCTCGCCTTGAATTCCCTGAATACCCTGAGAACCAGTATCGCCCTTATCTCCTTTTAGACCCTGCTCACCCTGAATACCTTGGGCACCTTGATTACCCGTATCGCCTTTGTCGCCTTTGGCTCCGGCAGGGCCCTGCGCACCAGCTGGCCCCTGATCACCCTGTGGGCCTTCTGGACCCGCAGGACCTTGAGTACCGTCGTTGTTATTTGAACCGTCTGCACCAGAACTTGATCCTGAACGCCCAGTTTTTTTATCAATTCTTTTGATTTCTTTTTCAACCTTGTCGCCCCAGTCTTGCGACTGCGGTGGTAGGTTGCTATCTGGAAAAATAATCATAGTCCTTCTATTCTACCAGTAAAAGTGAAACCCGCCCCGGAACATAAGCTCAACAGGGCGGGTATCGTGTCACGAAGGAGGGAACGTGACTTCCTCTATTTTAGCAGACCTAAGTCAACCCTCGTATAAACTGGCACTGAGTGCTCGCCAGCGTATTCAGACACAGAGCTAAGTTTAGTTCTTGTGCCTTTTTTGGGTGCGTGAATATACATATCGTTTCCTACGTAGAGGCCGTTGTGATATCCAACCTTGGATCCATGATATTTAAAAGCCACAATATCCCCGGGCATTGGGTTTTCTGGTTGCTCACCAGAGTGCATCTGTGCAGTCACGGAGTGCTGTAATTCTATATTGAATTCCGAATAGAACCACATTACTAATCCGGAGCAATCCCAACCTTCGGGAGTAACTCCAGAAAATACGTACCAAGTTTTTCCTACGTATTGTTCTAGTGATCTAATTCTTGATTCCATCATTGCAGCTCTTAATTGAGCCGCTTCAAACTCTGCAGCTTGCTTCTGTAGCAAAGTTTGTTCTTTGTCAAAGTTAATCAAAAACTCTATAAAAGTTTCATGATTAACTTCTATTGTTTCTACTGCTGGTTTTGGTACTTCTTCATCTGCATTTGCAGAGATGCCACACGTTGTTAGAACAGAGGTCATAACTGCGATTGTTAGTATCTTTTTCATAATTTGACCTTACCTTTCCTTGCGTTAGTACTGGGGTCATTTTTGACTATTAAGTTGTAGGTGGTGATTATTATACTAAAGAAAATCCCCCCACACAAGCCCAAGCCTATGTGAGGGGATTTCCCCTGTTAGCTGTTAGGAACCAGCTCCAGTTGAAGCGATTGTACCTGCAGGAACGAAGAATCCACCGGTTGCGATGTGGCGGATTCTCATCTGCCAGTCATCGTTGTCGAATGAACCGTAGTTCTCAGGAACATCTCCGCCGCCGAAGTACTGACCAGATGCAGACTTAACGCGAAGCTCAGGAGCCTCGAATCCACGAAGGAATCCAAGCACAACGCTTGGGTTTAGTGTCTGAGATGGTACTGGAATTAGGAACCAGTATGCACTTGCGGATGAGTTGATCTTTGTTAGCCAGTCGTTTACTACGATGTTGATTGTAGATGGTGCGATTGGGTTTCCGGTGATTGTAACTGTTGAGCCAGCTCCAGTACCGTTCTGAGTGCGGATCTCCTGAACAGAGAAGATCTTTCTAGCAGTAAGCTCAAGCGCACGTGGGATTACCAATGCGAACTGAGTTACTGGCTGGATTAGCTTACCGTTGTACTGCTGTAGGTTAGCAGCCTGGATTGCTTTCTCTAGGTTCTCCATGGTTAGAGCACCGTTTCCAGCGAATAGGTTGTTGTTAGCTGACTTGAAGTTAGCAGTGTTTAGACCGCTAGAAGTAACAAGCTGCTTGGTAACTTCCTCATCTTCCTTACCGGCAGCCTTTAGGCCAAGCTCGATAGGTAGACGCTCTAGAAGAGAGATGTTTCCGTCGTTAACGACAGCTTCCCATGAGAAGCGGACACGCTGACCGGCCTTCTTCACTGCGAAGTCGGACTCAGTAACTGAGAACCAACCAGCAGTTGGGTACTCGTCGTACTCGCCAACAGTAGGAAGTGAGCCCTCGCGGAACTTGTCTCCCTGGTTGTCCATACCGTCATCTTCGTAGCGAAGGTTTAGGTACTGCTGCTTGCGGAAGTCGTCAACTACTAGACGAGTTGCGAACGAGTCCCACACCTTTGGTGTGGCTGCGTAGTTTTGCAACAAAATCTTGTTGATAACTGGTGCTAGCTGGATAGGTAGGTCGCTCATTGCGATACCTTCTTGTAGCTTTAGCTTGTCTTTGCGGTCTCCGCGTAGCGCACCTTCAAGAAGTTTCGCCGCCTCAACCTGACGTGGGGTAATGTTTTCAGTCATTTTTACCTATCCTTAGTTCTGTGCCAAGCGAACGATAACGGTACTGGTCAAGACCTTAGTAACGTGTCCCATTAGCTTTGCGCTAGTAGATGATTCCTGTGCTTCTGGAATAATTCCGCTAGTCGAGTTAGCAACTCCGTAAGCCTTCTGGCCTACGTCGAATGTGTCACCTGACTTGAATGGAACCTCGAAAGCACCGTTCAACTTTAGAGTGGCGTATGTGTTGCCGTCCTCGCCAGTTACTGCGTCGTTCTGTGCAACACCGACAAGGTCTCCGACCTTTACAACGTCACCAGAGTCAACTGATGTGTGTACAGCGAAAACTAGTTCATTGCTGTCTTTGTAGATCTCGTTAAGAGCCATGATTTACCTTTCTTACTTACCAGCGATACGAGAGACGATTGTCTCAAGTTCACTTGCTGGGGTTGAAGCCTTACCGGCCTCGTGGACAACTCCAACAAACTCAGGTGCTGGTGTAACGATTGCCTCGCGGATAGACTCGGCGTAAGCCTTCTCTTCCTCAATTAGCTCGTCAACAGTCTTAGTGTTGGTTTCTGATTTCAGACTCTCAGAGACACGCTGAAGCGCAACCTTTGGTAGTCCTGACTCGTTGAATTTTTCAGCAACTTCTACTGGGTCAAGAGATGTAATCTCCTGAACATCAGCGTCAGTTTCAGCAGGAGTAGCTGCCTCTACTAGAACCGATACAGATTCACGTAGTGGACTGATTGCCTCAACGAAGGCTTCTTGAATTGCAACTACAGCTGCGTCAAGTTCTTCCTTAGTAATAGACATTCTATTTCCTTCCGTTACAGATTCCTCGATCAAGTCGATCGAAGCATCTTGCGATTTGTAGCTTTCTAACAGGCTTATGAATTTACCGCCAGCTCCTGCCACTGTGACCACATCAACGCTCGTAAGTGGATCTGCCACTAACGATTCGATGATAGGACCTTCTCGCCCTTCGGCTTCGCCAAGTTTGGCTTCACCTAGTGCGTGAATTGATAGACCCACATCTCCGGCCATCTCTTTAATGATAGGCGCGTAGTGTGAGTAAAATTGAACATCAGCAAACAGTCCATCTTCCATGAAAATGGCATCGCTAATTAGTTTTCCTGCAAGCTGGTGAACATCGCGTTCTGGGCGATCGTTATCTTCAGATGCGGATGGGTGGTTCATAAAAACCTTTGTACCAGCGGCAAAAACGCTTGGTCCATATTCTTTAAGCATCTCTGAGCCGTAGTAGCCAGAAGATCCCCAACCAGACTGGATAACCTTAATACGCCACTTATTACCGGAAGATTCAACCGTTGAAAGGGCTAAATCTTCTTTTAGTTTTACTGACATAAAGACTCCAGAGTATTGAATATTCTATATGTAATGATAGCACATTTACAATATTGGATTAATTATCCATATCTCTGAGTTCATTTGAATTATCTTGCATAGAACCAACTGCTCCGGAATTGCCCTGAGTCGGCACAATGGAGTTTGCTGCTTGAGCTTCTGGATCTTCTGGAACTCCAGCTCTCATTGCAACAACATCAAGCTCGTCAAGAACCGCTGCACGATATTCGTCAGCCCAAATTGCGTTTGACTCCTTAGCCAAGGCAAGCGACTGTAGCTGTCTGAAGCTGGATTCGTTTTCCATCTTAGGCCACTTAATTTCTGCTCTGCGCTCGCCAAAGAACATTAGGATTCTCTTCATGTAGTTTTCCCAAAGCTTCTGCCTTGACTGCATGGCCTTTGTGGTAGGCATGTCTAGGGTCTGGGCTACCCCATAGGCTCCAGAGGTTCCTGGGTCAGATAGTAGTGCAATTACGGAAACCTCAAGTGCTGAGGCCACCATAGCTGCCAAAGGTTTACCGTTACCCAGATCGACTGAGTTACTTGTACGTGGTAGAGCAGAAAGCTCCATGTCAGCGCCAAGGATAGCGGTAGATCCTGCAGAGGAAGGTGTTGCAATAGTTGCAGCTGCGGCTTGAGCGCCGACCTTGCTCTTAGATTTTAGTTGCCATGCAAACATGGACAAAGACTTAAGGATTCGAGATCCGTCTTTCAAATACTCGTTGTAAGCATAAGCCCAAGGGTAAGCAGAGAAAGCATCTGGAACTCCCCAGACATTTCCGGCTCTTTTGTTCACCATAAACGCAAACATGGTCTTACTGTAGTTAACTGGCTGAGCCTGAATGATTCTAGTTGATCTTGGACCAGCGTAAGTGTCAACTGGGTACCACTCGTGTCTTTCCTGAGCAGTTCCTTCTAGATTCTTTCTTGACCAGCTTCTGCGAATGAAAAAGATAGTTTCAGCGTCGTCTGGGTCAGTAACCCATCCGGTAATCTCGTTAAAAGGGATTCTCTGAAGTTTTTTAGTTGTGTTGTCACCTAGGATAAAGAATTGTCCAGA